CCCCGAAACTCTGGATCAGCCGCTGCAGCTGTGCCTGCATCCCTTTGTCCATTAAAGACATGGCAGCTTTTGACAGATCTTCCCTTGTATACGTCGGCGTAGCTATAGGAATCGACGGGACCGGCGCGGTATTCTGAATTACTTGATTCTGCTCTGGCTGTTTTGGCTGTACCGATGTGTTCGCCTCTGGAAAATGCGGTGCAATCTGCTGTCCATAGGAAACTGCTTGTTGAGGCTCAACGTCCGGAACGGTTTTGCTGACTCCATGGGTTTCCATACCGCCCTCTCTGGATAACAGTTTCTCTGAAAAAGAAACCAGTTCCTCATAACTATCAAATGTAAGTGTAATCTGTGCCATTTTAAATACCTCCTGTTTTTTCTAAGCCTGCACGGGCTATCTTTATGAATTCATCCTCTGTGAGGCTGATTCCTTTTGTCATTTTTGAATGGTCTTCTGACCATCCGCGGATATCCAACTTGTCCTCTTTCCCAAACCAGCTGATGCGGTTTAGCTCTATGTGGTAAATATCCGTTTCGCTCTTTTGGGGAAGAGCAAGCATCGTTTCTTTTATCTCAAAATTTCTCGCTGTCATTTATCTGTTCCTCCAACAATCTCCGTTACACCAAAGATAGTCATCTGTGGGTAAATACTCTTCCAATACCAATACTCCTGGTTTTTCTTCGCATATGTGGTCTCCCTCTCCTATCGGACAGAGATTTGCACAATTATCACAAGATTTTTCCATTTGCACCTCCTCATAAAATCTGTTAATATAAAGTTATAGTTGCATGAGCACCTGAAGAGAACCAATCCCCCGGTCCCTCTCCGGGTGTTCTTTTTTAATACCCAAACACCAGCCACCAGCCGATCGCCACCAGCCCGCCCCCAATCACAGATGCTGCAATCTTATGCCAGTAAGGCTTGTCCTGCTCCGGTAACTCAACAGATACGGAGCGGATATCCCAACTGTTTAATGTGTTGGGCTGCTGAGTAGTCTGGCAATGGTAAGTTCCTTTAACTTTCATAGCTTGTCCTCCCATCTACCGCCTAGGCGGTTTTTCTTCTTTCGAATCCTATATTTTTCATTGTTTCATCTAATTTTTTCTCCAAAATCTCGGAAAATTCTTCTTTACTTAAGTCCTCTTGGTTTACCCAGGATCCATTAATCTTGATCATGCTTACTACTTCGATTCCTTTCATTTCACCACCTCTCTACTATGTATGAATTATTGGTTGTCTGTGTTACAATCCATATGTGCTGCCATCGCAACCTCCATGGCGGGATTGCTTTCTTTTGGTTTATCTCCTATACTGTAATTACCGAGTGCCAGTCGGAATATTACGAAAGGAGAACAACAAAATGGGAATATATAAAACTGCTCAAATATGCTTAAACGGTCATGTGATTACAACAAATATAGAAAACCATAAACAACCTTACTGCTCAAAATGCGGAGCTGAGACAATAACCCATTGTCAAAATTGCGGAGAGCATATTCAAGGCAGATATTTGATCGACGGCGTTCTATCTCTTAATAAGTCGCAATACATTACACCTTCATACTGTCACTCATGCGGTAATCCGTATCCGTGGACTGAAAAGATCTTGAACAACGCTACCGAACTTCTATCTCTTGACGAAGAACTTGACTCTAGTACAAAAGAATTGATTAAAAATGCAATTCCGAATCTATTAGTTGATACGCCAGAAACTCCTATATCCGTTGCGAATTACCGTAATGGAATGAGCAAGGCTGGTCAAATTGTTAAGGATTCTATGTTTCAGTTACTTTCAAATGTTTTGAGCGAAACTATCAAAAACGTTCTTTTTCATTAGGACACCCACAATATTGACAATATTTGTTTGAACTGT